TATAAGAAAATTCCCAAGTAATGTTAATAGCGATGAGATGCAGAATTACATAAAGTTCTATATCAACATACAGTCTGATTCTAAGATAGCCCGAGATAACTCTGAGGAGTTGGCTCTTGTTCAACCAGATCGTTCAGCCATGAATAGTTTAGTGGGTAAGCCAACTAGTTCTGGAGCATATGCCGCAGCTGCTTCTGCACAGGGTGCAGTATTAGGATTCATTGGTGGAATAGCTTCTGGTGCTAGTGGTGGTAAAGATGCGGTGGGCGCAATTGGTGGTGCAGTCAGTGGTGCTGCAAAAGGAACTCTTGGTGGTGCGCTAGTGGGTGGTGGTGCTGCCATAGTACAAACAACTGTACTAGAATCTGCTGGAATTAAATTCGGTGCGCCAGCCAAACGTGTAAAAGAAGCTATAGTCCTCTATACTCCGCAACAACTTAGTGTTCGTTACGGTATGCAATGGTCTGAAGAAGATGTAGGTATTGCTGCTGCGCTTGCAACCAACCCAGAATTAGCCAATCAGTTAAAAGCTGCTGGTGATTCTATGAAGGCAGGTAACGTAAAAGATGGTGCTGCACAGGGTGGTGCTGGCATTGCCAGTGCAGCAAAGGGTGCTATTTCCTCAGAGATTTTAAAAGCCAACGCTGGTCTTTCAGCAATGTCTAGATCTGCAGGTAATCCAAGAAAAGAACAGATCTTTAAAGGTGTGGACTATCGTAGATTTACTTTTGATTATCAGTTTGCGCCACGAGATGCAGCTGAAGCACAGGCTGCACTAAACATTATCTGGTTGTTTAAGTATCACATGCACCCAGAGTTTAAAGACGCAAACAATTTCGTTTATGTTTATCCATCAGAATTTGATATCGAGTACTATATCGGTGATAGACAAAATACTAGTCTAAACAAAATCTCATCATGTGTGCTTACAGAGATGAACGTAAACTACTCACCGAATGGTGTGTTTACTACATTCCCAGACGGAACTCCAACTCAGATTAACGTAACTCTTAACTTCGTTGAACTAGAGACACTAACCAAAGAACGTATCGAGGCTGGTCTATAATGTACTTTGACAATATGCAAGACATGTACTATGATTTCCAGAAAGCCAATGGAGACATAGACTACGTAAAACTAAAAGACATAACACAAAACGTGCGTTTTAGAATGCAGGTTCTGGAAAACATTAGTCTTTATGAATATTACGATATGAACGATAATGATACTCCAGAGATCGTTTCCGAACACTTTTACAATTCTCCAAAGTATCACTGGGTCGTTATGATTGCCAATCAAAAGTATGATTATGTTGAAGACTACCCGATGGCAGTTGATAGGCTCGAAGCGAAAATCACAAAAACGTATGGCGCTGGTAATGAGTACGACACGCACCACTATGAGTTCAATGGTTGGATCGTTGATAACATTAGTTACCCAACAGCATCTGCCGTTTCTAACTATCAGTACGAAATGGATCAGAACGAAGCCAAACGTAGAATACGAATCATCAGTCCAGGATTGCTTGATCAGGTCTTAACCGAATTTAGAAATATAATGTAATGGCGCAAAAAGATGGTTTAAGATTTGCTGGCGACGTAGACATTGAGAGAGTTGAGATAGTTTCCTCAGCTGGTCGTGGTGTTGAAGTTACCAATATGATTGCAGAGATTCAGATATTCGAGGATATCTTTGCTCCCTGCGTTACAGGCACAGTTACAATAACTGACAGTATTGATCTGGTAAACGTCTTTCCCTTTGTTGGTGAAGAAAAGATTATTCTTAAAATCAGAACACCATCAATTCCTGACAAGATGAAGGAATCCAGAATTGATCAGCAGTTTTATATCTACAAGATGTCTGATCGTAAGGTGCTTGGTGATAAGAACGTATTCTACATACTACACTTTTGTTCCTACGAATTGGTTTCCGATGCCAACTTAAAACTGTCTAGAGCATTTGAAGGTAATATTGGAGATATTGCCAAGAAGATAATGAAGACTGAAATTGTTAAGTCCGATCTTCCAATGGATATCGAAGAAACCAAAAACTCTGTAAAATATATTTCCAACTACTGGTCTCCGTATAAAAATATGAACTTTCTGGTTGAGAGAGCAATCAGCACCAGCAATGTTCCAAACTACGTATTCTTTGAAAACCGCCATGGGTTAAACTTTGTTTCGCTATCTGGATTGTTCGGCAAGAAAGACAGAGAGCAGTATACATACGATTCGTTTGAACGTGTACCAAGAGAACGTGGATCCATCATTAATCCAGAAGCAACATTCTCTAGGTTTTTAGACTATACCATTGAAACTGGTTTTGATTACATCGAGCGTATCAATACTGGTATGTTTGGTAGCAAGATGATTACACATGACATTCTTACCAAGAAGTATACTACGCAAAACGTAAGTATGTTCGATAACTTTGAACAAGAAAAACATCTTAACAAGTATCCAGTTTCCACACAGGATGTGCTGGCACGTTATAACTCAAACATCTTTAATTATCCTAAGTACAATAGCAATATGAATGGTTCTGGTGATGATGGGGTTCAAAACTGGTTGCAACGCAGAGTATCACTAATGGCGCAGGTAAATGCGTACAGAATGACAGCTGAAGTTCCTGGTAGAACAGATATTACCGTGGGTGAGATCGTTAATGTTAAAATTTACAAGTCTTCACAAACATTAAAAGAAGATGATAACCAATCGTTGGTTGATGATATGTTCTCTGGTAGATATATTATTAGCGCACTGAATCATCGCATTACTCGTGAGAAGCATGAGATCCATATGGAATTATTAAAAGATTCCTTGATCGTTGATCCTAAGACAGGAAAGAAATGAAATTATATACTGGTGTAGTTGAAAATCGTAAAGACCCACTAAAGCTGGGTCGTTGTCAGGTTCGTATTGTCGGGTTACACACCGAACAAAAAACAGTACTGCCAACGGCAGATCTCCCATGGGCATTTCCAATGCAGCCAGTTACCTCTGCTGCTATGAATGGTATTGGTCATGCGCCAGTTGGTCCAGTCGAAGGCACATGGGTCATTATCTTCTTTAGAGATGCTGACGAACAACAGCCAATTATGATGGGTACAATCGGTGGTATCCCACAGGCTGATTCCAAAAAGATAGATGAGTTTACAGACTTTGTTGAATTGTTTCCAAGTTCAATCGCACAGACTGGAACTAAAAGCGGTGACATACCACAAAACGTAGTTCTTGATGGTTCTGGTAATCCAGTAACAGTTGGCTCAGGTGGCTTTTTAACCACTGGCAATGCTGATACACCAGCACAGGCTGCAAATACAGCTAATCAAGCATCGGCTGCAGCAAAAGTTGATACACCAATTCCTGGATCTCCACCATACGGTAAAAAAGAAGGTTCTTCGGTAATTATTCCGCAGACATCTTACAAAGGTATTCAAGCACTGGGCAACGCCATGACCTCGTTGGGTATTACAGCTAGGTATGCACGTGCAGCTATCCTTGGTATTGCCATGGGTGAGTCAAAGTGTATACCACAGAACGAAGCGTTTACTTACAATGCAGCTAGACTAAAGCAAGTTTACAGTTGGATTGATGAAGAGAATGCAGCAAAGTATGCTAACTGGAAAGGTACTCGCGAAGACTTTTTCCGCTATATCTACGGACCAACAACTCGTTCTGGTAAATCGCTGGGACATACTGGTGTTGATGATGGTGCAAAGTACTGGGGTCGTGGATACATTCAGCTAACTGGTAAGGGTAATTACACCAAGTACGCAAGCAAGTCTGGTGTTGATATTATTAACTCACCAGATCTAACCAATGATTACGACAAAGGTGCATTGGTTGCTGTTGCTTACTTTAAAGATCGTGTCAAGGTTGAACAAAACGATCCTTCATACTTTGAAGCTGCTTGTCGTGCGGTAGGTTATAACGTACCAGACATTAAAGCTGCAAAGAAAGCGTTTTATGAATACTTCCTTGGTGAAATTGCTTCAGATGATAAGTCTGCAGTTCCAGGAGAAACACCTGCCAACGTAGAAGTAAACGAACAAGGTCTTCCGCTAGATCGTATTCAAAATATAGATACAGGATTCTCTGATCCAGATATGAAGTATCCACTAAGATCTCATATCAACGAACCAGATACAAACAGGTTGGCTCGTAGCAAAGTCCCAGGAACTGCGGTTGAGAAAAAAGACTCCACACGTTTAAATGGATTGCCAGTTGCCGATGGCACTACCTTTAGCCAACCAGCTGTTCCGTATAATGCCAAGTATCCTTACAACCATGTGTTTGAATCTGAGTCAGGACACATACAAGAGTTTGACGATACCCCAGATAACGAACGTGTTCACCTGTATCACAAGACAGGAACATTCTATGAGGTTGACGTAAACGGCACTCAGGTTAATCGTATCACTGGCGATGGTTATACAATCATCGATAAGAACGGCTACATCTATATTAAGGGTGCATGTACCATTACAGCAGAAGGTGCTACAAACATCTTTGTTAATGCTGATGCCAACATTAAAGTTTCTGGTCTAACTCAGATCGATCTGCTAAACGATGCAGCAATTAACGTGGCTGGCAATCTAGACCTAAACGTGGCTGGCTCATTCCAAGTTAAGTGCGATACCTTTACGTTGGAAACTACTGGCGACTCTGTGGATATATCTTCTGCCACTGGAATTAACATACAAGGTGAAGAAGCAATTAATGTAAAATCCGCTGCAGAAGTTAATATCCAAGGCGAAGGTAATGTAAACGCAAAATCTGCTGGCGCAGTTAATCTACAAGCTGGTGGTAATGTTAGCCTTAAAGCTGGTGGCAATGTTGCTGCCGATGGTTCTATTATCGACTTGGCCAATGGTTCTTCTTCCGATGCAGCAGATGCTGCCGATTCAGCTAAGACTGATCTGGGTGATCCACCAGCTGTTGGCAGTCCAGAAAACAATGTGTTTCAAACACTGGAAGTACCAACTCGTAATATGGAAGATGAAGCAGCATACGAAACTCCAGAAGACAATGCTTCACCAGAAGGACAAGCAGCAAACAAACGAGAAGTTGTTGGTGAGAAAAGTACTCCAGAAAACACTACTTCTAGTGAGTCTGCAACAGCGCCAGCAAATAATGTTAAACCTCAGGGAGCCAACTGTGATTTAATCTATACAATGAATACTTTCCCATCATCGTTTAGATTATCACCAAATGTTACTGTGGGAACTATGATTGCTGGTAGCCATATCTTACAAGGACAACAGGCTCTTGGTAAGATGATGAGTGTGCAAGAGATCGTTTGTAATATGAAAGGTCTTGCTGAAAATTGTATTGAACCAATTATGGCTCTTGCTGGTGGTAAGAGTGCACTAATTATTACGTCTGGCTTTAGGCAGAATGGTGTTGTATCCAATTCATCGGCAACTTCTCAGCATCCTGCGGGACAAGCATTCGACTTCCAGCTGGCTGGTAAGATAAATGACTATCAGGCTACCTATGACTTTATTCAAAAGGTTGCGGCAAGTGTGC